GACATTCCATTCTGATGCAACAGATAGATTGGATAAGAATAGCACCTGATGTTGCCAAGCAACTACTAGGAGAACCCACCAAAACCTCATCTAACGAGCTTAGATGGGGTAGTAAGGGGTCTATGGCTCTTAATCTATCAGAGGGTACTTTTTACGATCACGAAGAAGGAGTCGGTGGGGGAGTAATAGATTTAATTAAACATCTTAATCAAGATGTCAACACAGTTTTAAAACAGTTTGGTTATGACTTAGCATTACATTCAAATGACTCCTTATTAAGTGGCTTTAACCCCCCTAAAATTGAAGCCACAAGTAGTGCTAAGTCATTCTCTCGAGAGCAAATGATTGATTTATATAAACAGTCAATCGTCAGCCTAAAGTACAATGATAATTTCATGGTTCTTAGATTCCCTGAAGGTCATGTGATAAAACAGAAATATGCACCTTTCACGCTAGGTGCTGATGGTTTATGGGCTTTAAAACGCCCTGACAGCCCTCTCATGCCAATTTACTATACGGACAAGTACCCTACTAAGCCAATTGTAATAAATGAGGGTGAGAAGGCTCTAAGAGGTTGTGAGGCAATAGTAGGAGATAAACTTGATTCTTGTACTTGGCATGGTGGAGTCAATAGCTGGAAGAAGGCAGATTGGAAACCTATATTAAAAAGAGAAGTATGGATATTTCCTGATAATGATAAAGCAGGCAAAGAATGTGCCGATGAACTGGCCGAACATCTTAGAAAAGAAGGCTGTAGAAATATTAGAATCATACAGCCACCTGAAGAATTTAATGAGAAGGATGATCTTTATGATGCTTATGAGAGGGGTTATTTTAAATCAGCAGATGAATTTATTGGCTTTGTTAATAAACAAAAAGTAAAGCTGCCCAAAGGTGCTTTACGCTTTGACAGAGCCGACTATGTTCTATCGCAGGTAACGAACCCTGATTGGCTTATAACCGAAGTATTCGAACGCAACCGCTTAATAACAGTATTCGGTGCTCCTAAATCAGGCAAATCGTTTATTGCGATAGCCATGGCTTGTGCTGTAGCAAAAGGAACTCCTTTCTATGGTCATGAAGCAAAAAAAGCACCTGTAGTCTATCTTGCAGGGGAGGGAGTTTCGGGCATTAAGCGGAGGCTCGCTGTATTCCACCAAAGCAAATATGGTGGTAGCTTAGAAGGTGCACCTTTATTTTTATCTAATAGAGGCTCAAGGATTAATGAAGCAGAAGAATATGAGAAGCTAGAGACTGAAATTAATCTACTAAAACAAGAAGTAGGGCAAATCGGTTTAATTATCTTCGATACGTTTCAAAGAAATTTCTCAGGCGATGAGAACTCAGCTCAAGAGGTCAATAAGTTTGTTAAAGCTGCTGATCAATTGATTCATGACTTTGATTGTACTGTATTGCTTGTTCATCATACTGGCAGAGGTAATAAGGGTAGGGCTAGAGGTAGTTCTGTTCTTGATGCTTCTATTGATGGTGAGTTTATAGTTGAGAGAAAAGATCAGACTGTTGATGGTGAGAAGCAAATGTTTGTCAAGATGAAACAAACCAAGAATAAAGACGGAATGGGAATGACTGACAAGAATTTTATTTTCCATGAAGAGACTGTGATTGGCGAAGGTCTTGATGTCACTTCAGGATTACTAATTGAGACTGATGATGATCTTGATTCTGATGATGATATTCAAGATGCAGTAAACGAAGCAGAGGATAAAAAGATATCTTCTCTTATGTATTTTTTAGCAAAAGACAAGCCAAAACCTGAAGAAGAGTGGTTTACAGCAGATGATTTTGGTCATCAAGCGGTTTATAACACTACTGGTAATGAAATTAATCGTGATGCTATTAATAGATCATTTAAAAGATTAGAAAAAGCTGGTGTAATAATACATGCTAAAAGAGATAAAAACACTGTAAGAAAGCAGGGTTACAGGTTATCTGAGTTTAGATTGTATGATGATTATGAGTTAAATAATGAATAGAGTGTGCGAGTGTGTGTGTGAGTGTGTGTGTGTGTATTGATACATTATTTGAGTGTGTGTGTGTGTAGTAGTCCGTAGGACTACACACATGCACACTTAAATGTATACGCACAAGGAGATAAATATATGAATACTTATTTAAATGATTCTTTAAAAGATAAATTAAAACAATTAAGAATTTATGAGGCTGAAACAAAAGTTAAGTGGGGTAACTTAAAACGAATCTATAAGATGGTAGGTGTTGACTTTGAGATTAAGTTTCTTAAAGCAGAGCAAATGCTAAAAACATCTTTAAGAACTGATCCACCTAAAAAGCAAATCATAATGGTGGAAATGATGTTAAGAGCTTATGAGCAATTAAATATCAAATGTGAAGAAAGTGGATATATTATGATTCAACCAAATGCAAAATGTTTTACCTTTGATAAAAAGACTGCATTGATATGTGATACTGATGATGAGAAGCCAGTATTAGAATTAATACACAAAGATGAAAAAGATATTATGATATTTAGTATTGAAGAGCTATTACGCTGTATACCCAATGATTTTATGAGAGCAAAAGAACTTTTAAGCAAATTAGATAAATCAGTTAATATACAAAGAGTTGATTATGTCTAAATGGCACGGAGGAAAAGGCTCAAAACGTAGACCTGAAGATTCTAAGAAGTTAGATGCAAATTGGGAAAAGATATTTGGAAAAAAGAACAAGGAGAAAAAAGATGCCGATAAAACTAAAACCTAGTGCCAAGATCAGAGATAGGGCTACAGGTAAAACAACAACAGAACATTACTATTTGAAGTGTATGACACTTTCAGAGCTTAATGATTATATTGAATCACCCAGTGCTAAGAAAAAAGTCATACGAAAATGTAAGAATGAAATAATAAGGAGAGGCAAATGAGTGATTTAGTAAATAAACCACCACATTACAATAAAGGCAAATTGGAATGTATCGACTACATAAAACAACAGTTAGGTGCAAATTTCCCTTCATACCTAGAGGGTAATGCCATAAAGTACCTTCATAGACACAAATATAAAGACTCTAACATTCAAGACTTAGAGAAAAGTATTTGGTATATTAATAAATTAAAAGAACATTACGAGAACTTATAATGAGCAATAAACCGCAAATTGATGTTTCGCAATTAAAAAGGCAAATCGATAAAGGCAAATCACTGAATGAAGTGGTAATGTCTTTGGGTAAAAGCAAATCGACTATTCTAAAGGTGGCCAATGAGAATGGTTTAAAGTTTGATAAAAAAAGCCCATGGGCAAATTTATAATTAAGGCAAATTTAGTATTGATGCAAATTTACTTTTAAGGCAAATTTAGTATTAAGGCAAATATGGATATACAAGTAAAAACTGATTTAAAGAAACTTCAAAAGAAAATGGACGTTTTACAACATAAGACTTTCAATAAAGTTCTAAGTGAAGGTATGAATTATACTGGTGCTAAAGTTGTCAATGCACAAAGAGAGATGCTTCTCAGAAAACTAGAAAAGCCTAGAAAAACATCTATAACCGCTATTGTTATGTCTCAGTTTGCTAAACCCAACAAAAGAGGTTTAAAGGTCACAGTTAGGGTTAAGAGTTATGCCACAAAGTTTTTATATTATATCTATACTGGAGAGAATGAGCCTGCTAGAAGTCAAAGCTATCCATCTCCTACAGATGATGGTATGGCTAGAAGAAATCAGTTTGGAAACATTGTCACTCAAAGGGGTATATTAAAAAGACTGGATAAGACCAAAGAATCTCAGAGAAAAGGCTCACGTTTTATAGGCGTACCTAAAGGAGAAGGATCAAAAGTCTATGGTATATGGGAAAGACAAGGGAGAAAGGGTAGAGGTGGCTTAGACTTGCTTGTAGCCTTTACACCATTTATTAGGCATAGAAAGTTCATTGATTGGTTTAAGTTATCTCAAAAGGTAGTACAGAATAATTTTTATAAAGAGGTGAATAAACAGTTTTCTAAAAGGGTTAAACAAGTTCTAAGATAAAGGCAAATTTACCATTAAGGCAAATTTACCTTTACCGCAAATTTAGTCTAAGTAGAAACTAATAGTTGCACACTCATCAATAAAAGCATACTTTTTTATATCCTTACTATTTTCATGATCGATAATAGAATATCCGTCTTTGCATTTCTTTAGCTTTCCGTTCTTATGCTTCTTATATGCAAATTCAGTTTCGTTATAATCAAGACATAAATGCTCTTGCATTTTATCTCTATCAAGAACAATGCCTTTATCTTTTTTAATAAAGTCAAATATTGCCTCTTCTATTTCCCATGCGTTTAATTTAATCTCCATCTTCTTCTCCTATTATTTCTAAAATTACTTTTTGAACTCTTTGAGCCTCATAAACCTCATGCCCTAAATGTGATATGTAACCATAATCAGGCTCAAGGTCTTTTCGAAACTCTAACAACTCAAAGTCAAATTTATCTAGCCTCTCATTAAAGATGCTATCAACTTCATACTGTATGCTTTTAAGTTTTTCTATTATTTGTTTTTTAGTTAGACTCATCACACCACTCCTCATATTTAAGATTATATTTAGTACAGAATCCTTGAAAGGCTAAATAATCTTTTTGTGTATAGATATATTTATCCATATCATCCCAATTTATAAAATTTATAAATTTACGCTTATCAACAAAAACGCAAATTCTTTTTTTATAATCATCTGTAGCAACCTCTACATAGTTATTAGAAGTGCTTACAACATGACCATTAAACAAACAAAGCAAATCACTTAGAAACCATGCAGACCATTCGCCCTCATTGTTACCCATGTATTTATCATCAAAGCCAATTTCATATATTTTTTCTTTACTCATGTTTATAACTCCTTACTTTTATTAAACATAAACCTATTATATATAAAAATATATAAATAGCAATAGGTAAATGCAAATTTATATTTAAGGCAAATTTACTTTTAAGGCAAATTTAAGATCGAGGCAAATACTGTTTTGATGCAAATACTGTTTTGATGCAAATTTATAATCAAGGCAAATTTATAATCAAGGCAAATTTATAATCAAGGCAAATTTATAATCAAGGCAAATTTATAATCAAGGCAAATTTATAATCAAGGCAAATTTATAATCAA